GATTTCTGTTTAGAACAGGCCGAATTTCAATCGATGGTCTCTGGTGAAGACGTGAGTGTGGCAATCAAAGGAAAAACCGCTAAAAGTATCGAATGGACATGTCCGGGGGTGCTAGGAGGGAATGAGGTACCAAATTGGAGAGATAATTCCGGATCGGTTCTTCGTCGTATTCTTCCATGGAACTTTGCCAAACAAGTAAAGGAAGCCGATACAAAGTTAGATGAAAAGCTAAACGCCGAAATACCAATCATTCTGTTAAAGTGTATCAGAGCATATCTCGAATACAGTCAAAAATACAGTAACAAAGATATATGGAATATCACACCTGAATATTTCAAAATCATACAGAAACAAGTCGCCATGGTTGCGAGTACATTACACAATTTTATGGAATCTACCAGCTTAGTGTATGGTCCAGAATTGTGTTGCCCACAAAAGATATTTGTACAGGTATTTAACCAGCATTGTCAGAGTAATAACCTAGGGAGACCAAAATTCAACCCCGACTTCTACGCGGGACCATTTTCATCCAGAGACATAGAAGTACGAAATGCGACAGAAACATACGAAGGTCGCATATACCCGATACAACCATTCATATATGGACTAGATGTAGTCAAGGAGTCACTCGAATTTGGTGATGATCATTAGAAAAAAAACATTACTAAATATTAATATGAACATCCCGCCGGGTCGGTTCATGCGTAGAGAGATACCCCAAGCCAGACCCAGGGTTGGGGGTGCGCCTCCTATAGATGAATTTCTTAGACAGTCCAATGTAAAAGTCACACAAAATAACTCAAATTCCAATTCCAATTCCAACTATACAGAAGAGAACCTTCGTTTAGCAAATGAGATAGAACGTGAAATGTTAAGAAAACAACACGTCCCCCAGCGATTGGAAAATAAAATCATTAGTAACGCAAACTATGGAAATCTGAACAAAGTGGTAGCGGAGAGCCCATCCAACAACAATGTGGGGAATTTCCGAGAATTTATGTATCTTTCAAACAACGAGAATAATGAAAAATCGCCCAATAAAAATTTAACAGTGAGCAAATTGAATATGGGTATGTTCAACGCAACCGTGAATAAAACATTGGGACCGGGAAATCGGGTGGATTTGATAAGCATATTACGAAAGGTACCAATGCCTAAAACACAAATTTCAAAGGATCTTTATGTAGAAACAAAAGAAATAAAGGGTATATATGGTCAATTTAAAACTGGTTTCACGCACTCTAGACAGTATGGTGCCAAGGGAGATCTGTCTATGCCATTTTTCACCGTACAATTTAACATTCAAGTTTCAACGAATGCCGAAACAAAGGGTGCCAGTATAAATATCTACAAAAATGGAAAGATTCGTTTTTCTGGGGGTTTCGTGGGTGATAATATAGAAAATCAAGCAGAGGTTATACGAAGCTTCATTGTGGATAACTACACAAACCGTTCCGAATTATTATATAACCCGTTTGAATATAACAATTTAAGTGGGCAGTTTAAAATTAATGGAAACTTTAACAATTTAAACAAAATCGCAAGATCTGCGCATGTGTATGGTTTAGAACTCCACAGCTATGAACCGGAATTGTCGCCTTTCTTGTTTATGAAACATAAAATGGCCGGAGATAGAGAACATACGTATATTATATCCAAATCTGGTAATGTTCAGATTTCGGGCGTCGAAACGCCATCTAGGATGCTTCAGGCGTATAATAAGGGTGTTGAGATTGTCAATTTAATGTATCAAGACGGGGAGATATCAGTGACAAAGGCGAAAGTATCCTCCAACAAGAGAAAAAATTCCTCAACCTGTCCCCAAGCTCGGCGTCCTCCGTGTAAGAGTGGATTTGTTGAACGAAAAAACAAGAAGGGATTTAAATGTTGTTACAAAAAGACAAAGTCGAATACAAAGAAAAAGACAAATGCGTCCAAATCTTTACCTATCATTAACGGTGACAGAATAGGGACTAAAAAGTGTGAGAGATATTCACAAACAGAATTGTATGACATTGCGAGAAAACTTGGTATCGTCAATATCAAAACAACAACATCAAAGAGTATGTTGTGTCAGATGATCAAAAAGGTTGGGACAGAACGGGCACAGATTGCCGCATTTAAAAATGGAGGCAAGGAATACAAACTCACGGGCTCGGGAGGAAAATTCCGGGTTGGTAAGAAATTGGCGAAATTATATACCAAAGCGGATTTAATACGATTTGCTAAGATTATGAAGATTTCGATTAATGAAAAGAATGATAAGGACACGATCGCCAAGAAAATGGAGAAAGAGCGAAATAAACTATCGAATAAAGCGAAAGCAGAAGCGGCAAAACCTAAACCGAAGCCAGTTAATAAAAAGGCGGAAAATATGAAAATAAAATTGGCCGCGAAAAAGACCAAAAATGAACTTAACAAGAAAGAAATGCTCAAACGACGACGTCTCACAAATGAAACCATAAAGAGTGATATAATTGAACTTTATGGGAAAACATGGATAAAAAAATACAAAAACGTGATGGAGCCGATCACCAAGGATGTTAATCGTATGAAAATAGAATTAAATAAACGAATTCGAAATAACCCCAATATACGAACGGACAAGCGATTTAATATATTCCCCAAAGCTGTCTTAGACGCATTCAAAAGAGAGATAGTCGGCATGTGGAAAATGGAAAGGAGGGGAAAACTTAATAAAGAGGTCATTAAACGAAATCTCAACCTTAGAAATGTTCCAAACCGATTGCGTAATAGTTACAAAAACGCGGTAGCCAATTTCGCAACCAGTAAAATAGGTAACAAATTTCCCGGAAAGAAACAGGTAGATAAGTTTAAGAAAACATGGTTAGAACTTAGAAAATAGAATATTATATAAACATATGAAGGATATTCATAATTCTCTTTTAGAACGTTTAAAACTTGGAAAAGAGAAGTATGGTCATGGGGTGAGAGTGGATTTGGATACACAAACATGGGGAACCCAAAAAAATTCCTGGCTAGAGATGGCATCCGAGGAGTTCTTAGATGGTATAATTTACGTGGCGTGTGATTATATACGAGAAGGACGACAAAATACAAACGAACCCGGTTTAATGAGCAAACTGGAATTTAGATATAGCTACTCGGCGGACTTTCAAGAAGCGGAAGACCCAAAAAAATGGCTAGAAGAACATCGCGAGAAAGATGATAACAATCTCATCATGTATGTAATCAGAAATAGAAAGAGTGTAGAAAGTTATAAACATAAATATTTATTAGAAAGATTGGTTAACATCTTATCTTTTTGTTTATTAAACGACTAGGTTCGGATGTCTGTTTAATATGAATATTATGATACGAAAAATCAAACGCCGGAAACCTCTCCTTTATTTGACGAGAAATTGAACTCGCTTCCATAGTTCGGGACACTCCACTACAAACGGAAATTCTCTCGATCTCTAGAAGCCTATCTTCCATATTAACAAATATGCGAAGAGATTCACCTGAAGCGCCCGCATCCTCCATGGTTTTATACATCTTGAAAGATGCTCCATCACTTAAATGGAAATTTTTAGATCCACCTATCTCGGTGATATTAATAGTTCGATCTTTGGTCAGCATCCAAACGACCACTAGGAGAAATAATAATTCGATCATTAATATAGTGATATATTTTAAAAATCATCATCGTTAAAATCAATCTTATCGACTTCATTTAAGCTGGTGGTACTTCCGAGTTTTCCATAATCTCCGACACGCTTTTCAAAGAAATTTGTCTTTCCATCGAGGGATAAGTTTTCCATGAAGTCGAACGGGTTCTTAGAATTATAAATGATAGGAACACCAATCTGCTTCAATAAACGATCACTGACAAATTCGATATACTCACTCATCTTTTGAGAATTCATGCCAATCAACGAACAAGGTAAAGCGTCGATGATAAAACTCTTCTCTATTTCTACGGCCTCGCGAACAATTTCGTGAATTCTCTCTTTTTGTGGTTTTTGTTTTAACATATTAAAAAGTTCAACGGCAAATTCCTGATGCAGACCTTCATCTCGAGAAATTAATTCATTAGAAAAGCATAAACCGGGAAGCAATCCTCGCTTTTTCAACCAGAAGATAGCGCAGAATGAACCGCTAAAGAAAATCCCCTCAACACAAGCAAACGCAAATAGACGTTCGGCGAATGAATTACTTCTATCAAACCACTTCATCGCCCATGATGCTTTGCGTTTTATACACTCAATTTCGTTAATTGCTTCAAACAATTTCTTCTTTTCGGCCGGGTCTGTCACGTATGTATCGATCAATAGACTATATGTTTCTCCATGAACCATTTCATTGTGTTCTTGGTACGCATAGAAACTACGGGCTTCCGGGTATTGAACATCACTCGCAAAATTGTTGTTTATGTTTTCAAAGACAATACCATCCGATCCTGCAAAAAAAGCTAAAATATACTTTAAAAATCTTTTTTCGTTTTCAGATAGTTTGCTCCAATCGTCCCTATCTTTAGAGAAATCAATCTCTTCCGCGGTCCAGTTTGATAATTGCGCCTTTTTATACATAGACCAAAGATTTTCATGTTTAATTGGGAATACAGTAAATCTATTCAAGGTTGGATATAACATCGGTTCAAATTCCTCCTCAGTAAACTCTTCGAATTCAAAAAAGTTACCAATACGACGATCGTCTAAAAATACCTGAGGATAACTATCAAAGTTGCCCCCACATAATTCCTTCAAATCTTCCTTTTCGATTTTGATTTTTTCAAATTCTAAATTTTGTGTTTGACATAACTGAACAGCTTCGTCACAGTAAGAACATCCATCCTTGGAATAAATTTTAAAACCCATTGAGTGTGTTAATATCGCTGAATATTTTTTGCTGTAAAATTTTAAGCAGGATGAACATTTCAAATATCGTCAAGGGTGATATTAAAACAAACGATATTGTGAAGATACTCGTAAATGAAGATGGAATAGAAGATCACCTGTATGGTGTTGTTGCCATGAACACCGGAAATACATTGGGTGTTAGATATTTGTGTCCAATTGAAGCCACGTACAAATCCGCGTCTGTCTATGAACTTGAAGCCGACGACGGCGATATGAATCCTGTTCCGTACGAATCCCTTACTGAACATTATCCGTCTGGTACCACGTTCGACGACCTGGAATTCAAATGTATAGATTCCAAGAATAAACTATATGCCCTATTAGAAGAAATCGATATCGAAGATGACGATGACACCATCTACGTACATGCGGATAACTCGGATACCGATAGTGAATTCGATGACTTCATTGTACCGGACGATGAGATTGATGGAATTGTATGCCCCCCGCCTGGACATGAGACAATCGACAAAGATTGGGAAAAATGGAATCCAACATCCCCAGGAGCTAAGAGTTTTAAAAGTACCGTCGATGCGATTGAAATGCATGCCCGACTACATGCGGATAATCTAAACTGGCAACGTGCATCGTCTGCCTAAGTTATTTCCTCGAAAATAAAAAGTCATACAAAATCATGAATACTCTGGCTGCTATATGGTCCGATTTGGACAACAATCTATTCATCAACAAGAAACCAAAAGAAGAAAAGCCAGTAAATATACATGTATGTAAAGAATGTAACGGCACAAAAATTTTTGGGCCGGACAGACTACCCGTTTGTAGTGAATGTGGATTAATCGATGACTCGTTTATTGATGATTCGCCCGAATGGACGAGTGGTTTGACAGACGATGGGAGAGTAAATGATCCATCGAGGTGCGGAAACCCAAACGCAAATCCAGAATTATTTTCAGATTCATGGGGGAAAGGTACGATAATTTCTACATACAGGTCATCAAATTATGAAACGAAAAGAATGGCGAAAATTAGTTTCCATATGTCAATGAATCATAAGGATAGATCGTTATATCATGCGTATCAAGACATAGAAGAAGCATGTTCTCAGACTATCCCAGATTCAATCTTGAAAGATGCGAAAATAATGTATCGTCGTTTCAACTGCGAAAAATTAACGCGTGGAGCTATCCGATTGGGCATAAAAGCCAACTGCGTTTTATATGCTTGTAGGTTAGCTAACGTCTCCCGAACAACGAAAGAAATTGCCGATCTATTTGGCATACAATCAAAGGATATTAGTAGAACAACCCAAATTTTCAAGGATACAATAATGGGGAAAACAGAAAAAAATTACGTAACTCGTCCGTACGACGTTATGCCAAGACTACTTGGCTCTTTTGAATACACGCGCGAAGAAAGATACAAGTGTAACCAGATATGTGAAACATTGAAAGACTGTGTTGATCTTATGAGCAAAACTCCAAATAGTATTGCATCCGCAATTATATTGGTCGTTTTGGGTAAAAAATATTCAAAATCCACTATTTGTGAGAAGTGTTCCGTATCCGTACCAACACTAAATAAGATTGAAACTATAATCAAAAAGCATTTAGAGTTTAAAGGTTTTAATACATAAATAAACATGTCTGACGAACCCAAAAGACCAATTCGTCTTTTCCTATCCACGCCATGCTACGGAGGTTTATGCTTAGAGAAGTATATGATTGGTATCATAAACCTTCAACTCCACCTTATCCGAGAAGGCATTCAATTATTTATTGATACAACCGAAAATGAAAGTCTCGTACACAGAGCCCGAAATGTCGCTGTGGGTCGGTTCATGCAAGAGACCGACTGTGACTACTTCATGTTTATAGATGCAGACGTCGACTTCGATCCCGTATCCGTGACTAGGTTGATACGAAGTGGTCACGATGTCAGCGTGGCGTGTTACCCCAAGAAAGTGGTTTGCTGGGACCAAGCGGCCGATGCCGTAAAGAATGGAGACGAAAGAAATATGGCAATGCTTGCCTCGTCTCTTGTCATGAATTTCGGCGCCTCCAAACGAGAGGTCGTGAATGGATTTGTTGAACTACTCGATGGACCCACCGGATTCATGATGATAAAACGATCGGTGTTTAAAACGCTGGAGGAAAAATTTCCAGAATTATGGTGTAAAAATGATCACCAAAATAGAACGTTTGATGACTATCATGCTGTTTTTGACTGCATGATAGATCCAGAAACAAAAAGATACTTGAGTGAGGACTATGCGTTCTGTCGGCGATTACAAATCGCGGGTGGAAAGGTCTTCGCAGATGTAAATACAACACTTGGTCACGTCGGAATGCTTCCATTTAGTGGATGTTTGGCCGAGAGGCTTAAGGCTAGTGCGTCAGGTTAGGATAAGACTATCATGAAGGTTACAACTTCTATCGTAAAAACATTAACCAGTACTCATATCAAATTTGTATACAGAAATCTTAAAATTGATATGTGTAAACCCCTTATCGTGGAACATATATTCGAAGATACGCCACCCAAAAAGGAGGATCGTAACGAAGAGCTCAATTTTCGAATGGTGAATAAAATAATCGAACCTTTCCGTAGATATCAAGACGAGGAACGAAAAATATTAGAAGAACACATAGCAAGTGCTTAGAGATTAAAACTATAATTTATGTAATGAAAATCATAACGATCGTCGTAACCCGGTCAAAATCGTGTCATGTAAAAGCTCTTCATACCATACTCCGTCTAAATATTCAATGTCTGGAAAGACATGTACAGAACGAAATAACATTCTGTAATGACGACCCGTATGAAAAAGCTGATATCATCCTTTCATGCATGAAAAAATGTGATCGATTATTGTTTATAGACTTTGGGATTGGCATGGATGTAGATTCTATTAATCAAGTCTTCAATAATATGGATGGAATTGGGTGTCTCGTATTCCCGGGTGTATTGGACGGTATAGATTGGGGATTATTTAAAAGTAAAGTCCTTGACGGATCCACAGAACCCACGAGTCAGATGGGGTTGAATTTTGACACAGAAGTCGGTAAAAAGATATCGGGTGACATATATACAGTTGAAAATACAATTGCCAAAGTGTTTGTTTTAAACTGTAAGCTATCTATCAAGAAACTAACCGACAAAAATGGATTAAAAATACTACCAAAATTTGACAAAATGTATGCCAAATTCAAAGAAAGGGGTTTGAAGATTTACGCTTATACAGCTTCTAAGTTAATTCATACCTACAATCATGAGTGTATAAGTAACATTCTCAACGCGGCGGGTGTGAGAGCTAATTAAAGTTTTGGTGCGATTATAAGATATGTCTCTGATATCTCGTAATGATGGTCTTCACCAGTTTGTTACGCGATATATCCATACAATTTGGGGTTCAAAAGAGTTCTTCCCGGGACCACAACCAATATCTATCGAATATAAACACTTCGGGTTTCTAAAAAATGACGATTACGTTGTTTGTGAGAAAACGGATGGTATGCGATATATGCTGGTTTGTATCTTGTACGGAGGAAAGAAAAAATCTATTTTGGTCAATCGAAATTTTGATATGACCGAGGTATCAGTTAATTTCAGAAGACCTGCATATAACGGAACAATATTAGATGGTGAATTATATGAAGATACTCTATTGGTATATGACGCAATCATTATCAATAACGAGAAAATCGGAGATCTGGGCTTTCTAGACAGATTGGAACACATGGAAAAATTAATCAAAACCGTGGTAACCATGAAAAATGACAAACTTAAATTGAAATTAAAAAAATTTCATGTCATGGATGAATTTCATATATTTATGGATAAACATCTCCCAAAGGTGAAGGAACAAGTCGATGGAGTAGTATTCACCCCGGTGAATTGTCCCATCAAGATTGGAACACATGAAACAATGTTTAAATGGAAACCACAAGAAAAAAATACCGTTGATTTCCTAATGAAAAGGGGTCGCAGTTTTATAGGTGTAGAAAAGCAAGGACCGCCGGTATGGCAACTGTTTGTACAAGAAAGGGGGAAACTTGTATTTGAATCCGAAATCCCATACGGTCATATGGAAGAGAAACCGTGGTTTGAAGAAGGTGCGATCGTAGAGTGTATGTATATTACTTGGGAAAAGGGTCCTCTCTGGTGGAAACCATTAAAACGCAGATATGATAAAACATACCCAAACAACAGAAGAACATTCTACAGAACCTTGGTAAATATACGCGAAAACATCCAACTCAAGGAGTTTTTAGATTGTAGACCAGGATATAATGGCCCGCTCGCTTAACAAAATCCCTTTTAGATATTACGTCATCGTCTTTGTAATACCACACTCCCTTGTGTTTTGTAAAACTTGTATAATGCCCCCCATGTTGATTTCCCATATGAACCGTACTAGCTATCAATCGATAATCATTGTCATTGATACTTAGTTCCTCATCAACATACACGTGACTTTTAGTATCGAACGAAATCATCAAAATTTTAGGTAATTTGGATAAATATGACCTCGTCGTAGCCACGTTGTGTGTTTTACCCTCTTTATCTTCAAAATCTGTTAAAGTATTCCATTTTGAACTCTCACGTAACATATCCTTAAGATTATTACCCCGTGATGACATTATATGAATACTAAAATCTTCATCATGTGATGATTTACCCCCGGGCCAGATGGTTTCTTGGGTTTTCTTCCCGTAAAAATATGGTTTTATCTCGGGAACGGCTCTTTCTAATATGTCTATGATACATAACAAAGCCTCTTGTGAATCTTCTTCGTTCCCACCCTTGAAACGAGGAAATTGTTTCTGAAATGCTACGAGTAAGGTATTAACATTTATATTTGCCGTTGAGTTCTTATTCCAAAACTTTTTAACCAAATCACAATATAAATTTGTAAATTCACAATCTCCTGAATAACCGTTCGTCGAAAAATGATTTGATATACAAGGAATCTGTAAAAGGCACTGGAGAGAAGCATTAAAGTAACAAGTGTTTCCTAAGTTGATTAAACCTTTCATTAAAAAAACCAAATAAAAAAGACTTAAGGGGAACACGCATTTATAAATAGTCATCATGAATACGGAGATTATCGTCAAAAAAATTGAATCCGCGTTTGAAAATAATAAGAATGATCCCGAAATCGAAGTAGAAATTCGTCTCGGTAAATTCAATGGTAAGATGTTTGATACAAACGTAGGAAAAGAAGTTTTCGATAGAATTTTCCGTGGTCTTTC